CTAATCCGCGCATTGCGTCAATTTCAAAACTGGATCAAAACCTTTCAGAACCGTCCATAACTGAACAAGCACCGTCCGATACCGACCGCATGGCGCGACCTCGAAACGAATTCACCCCGACGCTCGCGGCCGAGATTGCGGCGCGCGCGGCGCGCGGCGAGAACGCCCGCACCATCGCCGCGGCCCTCGGCGTCCCGAAGCTACAGCAGACAATCAACCGAAGACTGAAAGAGCTCCGCGGCCCCGCGCCGACGTTTCATACGGCGCGCAAGGTGACGCCTGCGACGCCCGCAACGACCGAAGCAGTCGACGTGCCCGACAAGCCGGCCGCCGACACACCACTGGCCGAGCTAGACCAGTGGATCGCCACGCTGAACCGGGCCGCAACGGCCGCGGAAGCACACGGCAACCTTGGCGCGCTGGCCAGCATCGCCGCAAAGGTGACCACGTTGATGGCGCTGCGCCACAAGACGACTCCTTTACCCACACCAGACCCGAATAACGACCCTGATTTCGAAAAGCTAGCGGCACAGGGGGAAGAGCGGTTTCTGACCCTGATACGAGGGATCTTCGCAACGACCTGAGCCATGTACGAATCCAAAGCGATCGAATTCGCCGAGATGTTCCGCCCGTTAGGGGAGGAAGTGGCAATTCGAACCGCTCGCGCCGCGTGGCGGCAACTGCCAGTCATCGAACGGGCGGCAATCGAGCTCGATTGGGTCGGTTTCTGGTCTCGCCCGAAGCAGCGCCCCCCGGCTGGACGCTGGAAAACATGGACGTTTTTGACGGGCCGCGGGCTGGGAAAGACAATCGCGATTTCGAAGTGGATCAATGCCGAGGTCGAAGCCGGACGCGCCAAACTGATCTGTCTGGTCGCCCAAGACGAAGCGAATAGCGTCGCAATCCAGGTATTAGGCCCGAGCGGCCTAATTGCCACTGCTAACCCGAAGAAGAAACCTCACTGGGAAGCTAGCAAGCTGGAATTGCTCTGGCCCAACGGTTCCCGCGCCTACGTGCGCACGCCGGAAGTCCCCGGCAAGATCCGCGGGCTGGAATACCACCTTTCGTGGGCAAGCGAGTTGCAAAGCTGGCCCAACGGCACTCGAGAAGAAGCCTTTAGCAACGTTTCCTTGTCGACGCGCCTTGGCTATGCACGGATCGTTTACGACAGCACGCCGAAGCGCCGGCATCCGCTCCTAAAGGAGCTCCTAGCCAAGGGCGAAGCCGATCCAAAGCACCATATCGTGGTGCGCGGCACGACTCACGAAAACGCCATGAACCTTGGCGAGGGATATATCGCCGACATGGAGCTACGCTTCGGCGGAACGCTTCGAGGTCGCGAAGAGCTACTAGGGGAGATGCTGACGGACGCGGAAAACGCGCTCGTAAAGCAGGAGTGGATAGACGGAGCTCGCCGGAGTCTCCCTACGCGCCTCACGCGGCGGGTTGTCTCGGTAGACCCGGCGGTTTCGAACCGCCCCGGCAGTGACAACACGGGAATCGTTGAAGCCGGCGTGGGCGAAGACGGCCAAGGATACGTGCTGGGCGACGATACGGGGAAGTATGACCCGTCCGCCTGGGCGGACAAGGTTCTGACCCGATACGTCAAGCATGGCTGCGACCTCGTAGTCGCCGAGACGAACAAGGGCGGCGCGCTCGTGGCGCAGACACTGCGCGCGGTCGCGAAAGAACGTGGACTTGAAGTGATCGTGGTCGGCAAAGACGAGCGCCCCGTGAAGGTTTCGGGAAAAGTCTTCGTCAAGGAAGTACACGCGCGGGGAAGCAAGTCCGACCGCGCTGAGCCAGTCGCGACAGCTTACGAACGAAGACGGATCAGTCACGTCAAGGGCGTTGACCTCACCAGCCTAGAGGACACGCTCACCACGTACGAACCGCCCGCTGAGGGAACGGCCGCAGCGCGGCGTGACAGCCCTGGTGACCTGGACGCGCTTGTTCACGCAATGGTGGATCTTCTCGATCTCGAGAAGAACACGCCGGACGCTGCTGGAGACTTCCGCGGCATCCTTGACGTGAGCCAACAGATTACGAAACCGGCGGCACCTACGTCGCTATCACAAGCATTTACATCCGTGTTTTCCTCAGGGGGACGCGGCGATCGGATCTAACCCATGGGCGCTGCCAGCAAACGCGCCAAGCTGGTGCGCAAGGAAACGGAATTCGATCTCGTCCGGCTGCAGCAGCAGCTTAGGATGCCACGCGACGGGCGCACCACGATCGATGCGTGGTCCCTTCAAGACATCTACGTTGCTCGCGAAGAGCAACAGCGCGGTTACTTCGTCCGACCGGCGCGCATGGCCGAGCAAATGCGAACGGACGACGCGCTCGCGGTCGCGTATGCGAACCGCCTGGCGCCTCAGACCTGCATACCCGTCGAAATGAAAGCGGCGCCCGGCGCACGCGGTGCGGCGATTGCCGACGAAGCTGAGGCACTCTTCGGTGCGAACGGCGTGGCCATTCGGCCAGCGACACTCAAGAACATCCACGGCTGTCTAGTCAATCACGGCGTGGCTTTCGCCACGTGTGTTTGGACACCTAGAGAAGACGGCTCCCGTGTTGACGGCGAAATTCACTTCTGGCCAATCGAGTATATTTTCTGGGATCCGGTCTTTCGTGTTTTCAAAGCTAGGGCGAATCCTGAAACGGTTCAGCCTGGCGATCTTCCTCCATATGGACCGAACGAATACGGTCCCTACTCGGATAGCTACGGATACGTCGGCGGTTACTGGATTCCAGTCATTCACGGCGACGGCCGTTGGATCATCTTTTCAAACTACGAGATCGAACCGTTCCGAGAAGAAGCGGCGATCTTGTCTGCGGCCCTTGTTTGGGCGCGCCACGCGTTCGCTGCTAGGGACTGGGCACGCGGAAGCAAGGCGCACGGCAGCGCGAAGGTAATCGGCGAGCTTGCATCGGGCGTGCCGCTTCAGAACAACGGCGTGATCTCGGCGGAAGCGGCTGCGTTCGTTTCGTTGATGCAGTCGATTGCCAATGATGATGCACCCGTAGGGATTCGTCCCGCCGGAAGCAAAACCGAATTCATCACGAACAACAGCACGGCATGGCAGGTGTGGGCCGAGCTCGTGTTGAACGCTGAGAAGGCCGCGGCGCGCATTTACCTGGGCACTGACGGCACGCTTGGCGCGCAAGGCGGTGCACCTGGCGTCGACATTGGTGAGCTCTTCGGCGTCGCAGCGACGAAAGTCCGAGCGGACCTCGAGTGTATCTCGCGTGGTCTGAATACAGGCATCGTGCAGCCCTGGTGTGCAATCAACTTCGGGGACTCTAAGCTGGCGCCGTCCCGGGAGTACATCGTACCGAACACGGAACAAGAAGAGGTCTCATCCGACTACGCGAAGCGCAACGACGCCTACTTCAAGGCACTCGTTGACGCGCGCACGGCCGGTCTCACGCTGACGCCGGGCTACATCCAGAAACTTGCGGAAGACTACCGCGTACGCGTACCAGAGATGATCGCGCCGCCTGCACTGCCGCCCGCGCCGGAGAAACCGGCTGCACCGGCACCAGCAGCCGAAACGAAGCCTAAAACGCCCCTGACCGCGCTGCACATCGTGCACGAACATGGGAAGTGGATTCTCTACAGCAAAGACGGCTCCAAGAAGCTGGGCGAATACGATACGAAGGAAGAAGCCGAAGCGCGCGAGCGGCAGGTTGAATATTTCAAGCACCAGAGCGCGCCTACGATCCCCTTCGCCCAGCGTAGCGCGTCGTTCCTAGCTGACATCAAAGAACAGACGGAGCTCGGCTTCAAGCCTGACGTCCCGCTACTCGCGAAGTTGCACAACGTGCCCGAACCGAAGAAGGCTTGATCCATGGCAGCGAATACACATTTGTCGATCGCTTCGTGGAACCTCGCGTTGAACGCCGCGCTCGATACGCCGTGCAACAGCGGCTTCATGGATATCTACGATTCGACCGGCACCGGACAACCGGCGACGCCGGACGTGGCGGTGACCACACAGGTGAAGCTGGCTTCCCTGCCACTGAGCGCTACGGCTTTCGGGGCGGCGGCTTCGGGCATCAAGACCGCCAACGCGATCACGAACGGCACCGGCCTTGCGGTCGGCACGGCCACGTGGTTCCGCGTGTACAAGTCGGACCACACGACGGCCGTCATTGACGGCAGCGCCGGGACGTCGGGCACGGACCTCGTGCTCAACGACGCGGCGATCACGGTAGGTGGCACCGTGTCCGTAACGAGCTACCTCGTTGAGATGCCCTCTGGACAATGAGCGTTCAAGTCATCGCAGGAACGGTTTCAGTAACGAACGGATCGGCCAATATCACGTTTTCGCAGGCGCAAACGATTGCGGCAGGCACGTCCCTTCTTTTCAGTGCACAAGCCGGGTCAACTGGCGTGGTATATCAGTTGCTCAACGCGGTTACTGCCGCGACAGCAGCCACGCTTACGTTCCCGTTCACCGGCCCGACGACCGCAGCTGCGACGGTTACGGTCTTCCGTCAAGTCATCATTCTTGATGCTGTTCTCGTGCAAGGCGGTTTGATCCAAGCCAGCGCAGTTTTCTGGCTCGTGCCGTCGCCTCTGCGCGTAAACCCCACGCCTGGGTTTTCCTCGGCCGTGCCCAGCAATTCCCCAAATCCGCCGATAACTCAAGAATTGGACCTCCTAATCAGTGGCCGATTGATCGAACGCTTTGACGGCAGCTGCCAGGCACAGACGGCGGTAGGTCTAGAGGCGCGCCTAGCGGCGCGATACGCCGAAGCACAAGAACTACTGACTGCCCAGGGCGCAATAGGTGCCAAGTTGGTAAACGCGTTCTTCGACGGGAACGCCTGGACGCTTCCTCCCTG